CTACGTACGCGTCCGGTGACCGATTGCAGGTAACCCTGTGCGCGTGCCAGTTTGATCTCGTCACGCATGAATTGCCGATATTGCCAGAATCGCTCAAAGAATGTATCTAACCATGCTTGACATTCGTACTCAGGTTTACCTAATCCGTTGTCTTTCCGTGTGAGTGAATATGCGGACCGGCCGAATAACGCGCCGAATCCTACCTTTTTGGCAATGTAACGTGCCTCACTTCTTACCTGTGGATCTATGGCTGCATATTCCTCTAGATGCTCGATTCCAAGTTTCTGCATCGCTACCATCGAATGTATGTCACCGGATTCGAGATCCGATAACATTTGTTGATCGCTACTATAATATGCAGCGGTCCACATCTCCGCTTGTTTCAGATCCGCCGATAAGATCGAACGGCCGGGTGCGGATGCTACAAAGATGTTCCGCAATCGTCCGTAGTCAATACCTACACCATGTGCAGCCGGTATGGTCTGTAATGGCGGATTTGTATAGGCGAGACGACCAGTTACCGTACGATGTAACTGTACGGACGGATACACCTTGTATGTGGCGCGTTTCGATGAGATGTGCATGGATCGGTCTATGATGTCGAGATACGAAAGCATGCGATCCAATACACGAAACTGCATCAGTTTCTCTACGAATGGATGTTCATTGCGTAATTCTTCGAGTATGTCTTTCGATGTGCCGAATCCATAATGTGTCGGCAGTTTCAGGATGTCATACAGGAAGTGAGACAATTGTTTCGGTGAACGAATGTTAAGCGGTTCCTTTCTATCCCAACCACTCACAAATGCGGATTCCTGTATTTCATCTTCCTCTGTACCGTGTCGTGTTAGCCAATCATCCGCTAATTCACGGAACACAATCGGATCGATGTGCACACCTTTGTATTGGATCTGCTTTAGTGCATTCGCGGCCGGAATGAGAATATCCGTGTACATGTCTCGTACGGATGGATTTGTATTCTGGCGCGGTTCGAAATAAGATTGTAGCCGGTTCGTGTAGAGTGTGTCACGTGCATTGTATTCAGCCATCGCCGGCCCGAATCCTGTTACACCGTGTATGATGCCATCTTCATAGATCGGTGCCATACAGTATTCACGAGATAATGCCTTTAGTCCGTGTACACCACTACGCTCATCGAGACTATAAGACTGTAGCATCGTATCCTCTGCAATGGGTAGCCACACCTTACATTGTTTCCGCATTACCTGAGTGTCGAACATGCCATTATGGAACGTCCAACGTACACCGCGTGAAATCGCGTCTTTCCATGTTTCACTCGGTATTTGTTTAGCCACATCGCCGGGTATAGCATACGTGTTCGAATCGAATGAGAGTGCGACGCTCAATAGTGTTTGCTTGTGTACGTCAATAGGATCATCCGGCTTTATCTGCGCGGTTTCTACGTCTACCGCGCATACGGTGCCGGACGGTATGCCGTCGATAATTTCGCGTGCTTCCTCTGTTGATTCCACTAGCTTGTACTCGATGCCGAAATCCGGTCGCTCATCCGGATAGTCGCGCACAATGGTATTGATCTTAGCTAGATCGCGTACGATGTCGTGGACATAGTCCGGCGATGCTTGTAGGATGATAGCCGGATGATAGGTTGGCATCATCCAACACTCGTACGTGTCGGACCATTCAATCTGTCCGCGTATCTTTGAAATCTTCCGTCCGCCCATAAGCGTAGACACCGGCAGTGATCCCATAGGGATAATCAGTTTCGGTGATACCGTCTGTATCTCTACGGTGAGTCTACGCATGCACTGCGCGATATCTATCGGTGCCGGTTCACCGTATGATGGCCGGCACATGATGTTGGTGACGTACACCTGTTGGCGCGGATATTTGACCGCTCGGAGAATCGAATTCGTTAACTGGCCGGATTCACCGGCGAATGGAATACCTGTACGTAATTCCGTTTTCGCCGGTGCTATGCCAATAATCATCACCTGTGCGTCTATTGGTCCGTGTCCAGTGATTCCGCCGTTATGGCACGGTATGGGCATGACTGTATCTCCCTGTGTGTATGCGTGTGCTACACGAGAATACTGTGCATCACAGATTCAGTGAGCAAACCTCGCTCACGCAAATCCTTGATGACTAGTGAACGCAGATACGCAGACTGTGTCACCTTTTCATGTCTGATGAGTGCGCGTAGGATGGCTACGAGCGTTGGTTCCATTGCGACACTCAGGTACTTTTCGCGTGTTTCGCTCATATCACACCTTCTGTATCTGCCACATCGTACGGCCGGTTGCCGCATCGAATAGGCTTTCTATGGCGAATACCGCACTCAGTGCACGTTTCATCAGAGTTAACCTGATGTCCAGTAAACGTGCATTTGGGTACCGTTTCAGGAACGGACGTTGTACGTTCATGTTGGCGTACTCCGAGATAACTGTATGGATACGTGTTGACAACTCGAATCCCGGTGCGGTTCCGTTCCGGCGAGTCTGGTAATCACACCACACGTTTAATGCCTCAATGAGAGTATCCTCATTCTGTAACAGCATGCGTGCGCGCTCACGTTCCATCTTGACGAGTACCGAATGGAACGCGCATGCCATCTCATCAGAGATACCTTTAGCTATCCACAATCCCACGCGCGCGAAATCCTGAATGCGGAATTGTGGTGATTCCTCTTGTGTCGGCATATCTGATGCCAGTGTGCGCCGTAATGATTGCAGCACACCGGACCAAATACGTTCGCGGTTCTTGCTCACATTAAGCAATATATCACTTTCTGGTAGGAATTCATCGATACGGCCAAACTGTAGCATGACGAATCTATCCACGATATCCTCCCGGCCGAATCGCGGATTATGCGCCGTTACGGCTACAAGTGCGTTCTTTCTCATCGTGTATGTTTCGTTATTGGTGTACAGTGCACGTTTCTGTACATCGGTTGGTGATGATGACAACGACAACCGATCCGGTAGCCAATGGTACGTCGAATCGATGCCATCGAACACCACAAACGCTTGCGTGCTACAGGCGTGGTCGAAATTCTCCGCCGTGGTTACCGAGTTGAGCGCACGTCTCGGACCATACAATAGCACGTTTATGCGCTTTAGTAAAGTGCTTTTCCCACTACCCGGTTCCCCAAATAAGGCGAGAATGGGCCGGGTACTGGCGATGTCTCGGAGTAGGATGAATGACGTGAGTACGGACGCGAGTGCCTTAGCTTCCGCCGATGTTACGTCCGTTTGGGTAAGGTTGTCGAAACAGCCGTCAAAGAGCGTATCGTACCATCGTTCATCCGGCACACCTAATGACAACGGTTCAATGGATGAATCGTACGGAAACACGACGTTGTCTGTTCCATTAATGTGATTTGACGTAATACCCTCCGGTGTCACCATGATGATGTTTCGATGGCCGGTGTATACGTAGAGAGTCCGTGATTGCTGATGAAAGTATGACGTACGTGCGGTGACACCGTTCTGTATCCGTCCCAATGTACGTGAACGTAGATTCCATGATGTATACCTCTGCTCACGTTCAACCGGATTCAAGGCAAAGTTATTTTCTAGGTACGCATTGAGCGACGACGACCTATCTTCCAGTGTCATCGGATGCCCACTTACCTCATTGATGTACCACGCATCACCATCCTGTGTATGGATGAATCGTCCGCGTGCGTCCATGAAATCGTACACAATGGTAGCGATGTTTAGATGAATGACGTTACGCGGTTCCTTCGATGTCCGTAGCTTATCGATGCGTGCCTTGATATCGGCTGTTTCTGCCTCTGTATCATTGGCCCGGTACGCACGCATCAAATCCTGTGCGAGATCAATATCACCGTTATACCTCTGATCGATGAGATACTTATTCGACGGTGCGTGGTATGCGATTGAATACGCTTCCTCGAAAGTTGCAGATGTCCGTGCGAGTGCGCACATCAATGCCCACAGTGTGCGCGATCTATCCTCGATATCCTCCGGCTTTTTCCGGTACATCTCCCGTACGGCGCGCGGCAATGATGAGCGATGTGTACGGTACGTCTCACCTTTTGGCAACGCCAATCCGCCGGCTATAGCATCTACTAATTCTTCCCTCGATGGCTCATCGGCATCGTCCGTTTCTACGATGTCCGGCACCAATTGCAAATCGCGTTGTGTGTAGATGAGTCTGGAATCTTTAGTTACAGTAACAACAGGTTCCGCCTTATATTTGTAATTGATTGATCCGGGTAGTCTAAACCGTTTCCCTATCGACCAACCGGCACGATCTGCACGTGGCATTGAATAGGTGATGCGTTTCGAATAATTCTCATGTTCCCGGCTAGATGTAAGTGGTTCCTCTAGAAACCAATAACCATGTGTTCTACCCGGCGATGTCTCTACGACAATCGACGGCGAAAAAGGCGCATCGTCCGGTAGTTGTTGGTCTAAATCCGACGCAATGGTTACGTGACATATTACGTTGTCTTTATGCGAGTCTGCTTTCTTAAACAGATACGGTGAGTAATGGATACCGTACCCTTCCTCAATAAGTACATCGATACGCTTACCTATGCGCTCACGATCTTTGGGCCACCTGTACCATTCTTCTTTCCATGTATCGTCTCTATTGTACGATAGATTAAAATGGCCTACCGGTTGCGGTACGTCGAACGGACCACGGTAGATCACATCGAGAAAATCTAAAACGCGCACGGTTTTACTCCGTCAAGCATGGCGAAACGGGTATGTCCGAAAACATACCCGTTTCGTTGTCGATTCCGTTACTCCGCGAGAATGTCCGCGATGTTGTTCCGGATGGTTCCCTCTACCATCTCGCGCGTTACACGGATACGCACCTGTGAGCCGTGTGCCTCACCCAATTCCTCATCCACATTCAGCCGGCCGTCGAATGCGTCTGCATCCGTACCGAGTGCCAGCATTGCGCGCTTCAATGCCCACAGAGATTCCGGCTTCATTGACTGATTACGGAACACCTTGCGTCCGTGCACGTCCGGATCATCTTCCGTAATGGTGAACTCCATTGCGCAGATGTTGGACGCACCGTCACGCGCCTTACGAAACTTGTGACCGGTGAACGTTGCCTCATAGGTGCCCGGCGCAATAGGCTCATAATCCGGAACACCAGAGAAATCAATAACGGTGTCGATTGCGACATCCGTCATATCGTTATCGCGTGGCATGTGTCTTTTCCCACTTTTCGCTGTAAGGTGTAACTACGTGTTGGCGGTACGTGTCCTATGACGATGCGTTACCAGTATTACTCCGTTCTGCACTCGCACTCCGAGATGGTGCAAGGTACTTACTGGAATTCCACGGCGCATCACCGATCAATGTGTCCAACAGATCACACATCGGTTGGCCGCTCATGATGTCGTCTAGGTTGTAATAGATTTCGAGTGGGATATGTTGCGCGTTATCGGTAGGTGCGCGGTTGAATTTCGCTTGCGTATCCGGCGACGGTGCAAACGACAATCTCCGAGTATACACACCGCGTCGCTCATGGACACTTATGTATCCTACCATATTCATGATGCCCGGGAACGCTTCCGCGAGTTTCGGTGTGAAATACAGGTTCTTGCGCGTGGTAATTTCCGATATCCGTTCTACAGTTTCCCACGCAATAAAGATGACGTTCACCGGGTAAAACCGGGTGAAATCTCGTAGATCGTGCGCCAATTCCAGCATACGGGTAGTCAACACCCGGTAATGCTGCAATTGGAAACCTTCCGCCGGTGCGATTCCATCCGCACACATATTGGCGATTTCCGATAGGTTATCGAATATGACCGTGCGATACGGGAAAGACTTATCTTTCAACATCTTCCCCATATTCGAGACGACACTACTTACCTCACGCCACGTATGCGGTTGCACGATATGCAACGAATCATTATCGTGGTGTGCGAGTACGTGCGTATTCCCTTCACAATCCACCAACAGTGCCGGCGCGCCGTATTTCGATTGCGCTACCTCTGCCGCAAGCGTTGTCTTTCCGGCACCCGGCGCACCATAGAACGCGGCACAGATACCGCGAGATTCCCTCGATGCACGCGGACGAATGATTGGCAACGCACCAAACGCATCAGTCACGACACAACCTCTAGTCCGTTGAATTTCACGCGCGGTTCGTACTTGCTCGCGCGGATCTCTGACACTATATCCGATTCCGCACCGAACGTCACAGAATTATCGCACAGTGCCAGAAACTCGCATCCACTGCATCCGGTCCAATCGTGGTGCGGATAAATAACCGGATGGTACATATCACGCAACTCTGCCTGTATGGTTGCGGTGTAGTTGCGGATCGTAGATGGACCATACCGTAAGACCGTCCGGAGGAACAAATCCTCTGCCGTTTTCCCTTTCGGTGCAACCGCACGCTTGAATAGACCGTCATACAGAATACCTCCGAATCGCTCATCCGGGAATAACTGCATAACAATCCACGCGTATTTCATGAATTGCTCGGTATACTGCAATGTATGCTCGCGCGGACGTTGTCCGTACGTCTTTCGTTCCAATACATACAGCATACCGTTTCTCTTGTGCCGTAATAGCGCATCGAACGTGCCACTCAATGAGACGCGCATACCGGGCACCGGTACGATCACTTCCTGTTCATAGGCCAGTACCTCGTAATCCTCCGGCACTGCGCATCCATAGAACGACGCGTAATTCATGACCATATGCCGGCCTAAATCTACACTCTCATAGAACGGCATCAGCACATGATCCGGATGTATACCGGTCAAACCATCGAGGAATCCCTGTGCGTGACGCATGAAATGCACATCCGCCGGAATCTTTGGACGTGTTCCCCAATCCGCCAAACCTCGATGTACCAACGTACCGAGAATCAGATTGCTATTCTGTGGGACAATCGGCTGCAATCCTTGTCTATTGAAGGATGCATAATCCCACGCTTGCCTACACCGCTTGAATGAGCCTATCTCTGTTACCGAGTAGACTTTCCGCATTCCTCTGTACCTCCGCACGGACACTATATCCGATCCGTCATCCGCGCACAAGTTTTTTTCTGCACGTTCAACTCGCACACTTACGATGCGTTGCACAAGGGTGTCCGATTCTACCGATCGGAACCTAATCGCGCGGATAACCACCGTTTCGGTGTGCACTAGATGTGTACCCTTGTGCGCATCCACGCGGCGGTTCCATCACCCATTACGGTTGGCGGTGTGCTACTCCCTGTGCAACGCATCGCCAGTTTCACTCTATGTACCGTACAGGTTTACCGCGCGATTCTGCGTAGCTTATCTCACGTCGCGTCGATTCGCCAATGTATCCGCCGATATTTACGACCAGGATTTCATCGCTCATATCTATCTTCCGCAAGTGCAACTCATCGAGCATCGGTTTAAACTCCTGAGCGGCAATGTTATGCGTGTCCACGAATCCCATAAGTACGATGTTTCCGCGTAGAGTCTCATCCTGTGCTGCACCTAACTGTTCCATGTGAAACCGCATCGATCCGCATATAGTTACCACGGTTGGAATCGGGTACATGTTACTTCCTTACTCTATACGAGTGTGTGGTACGCTTTAGGAATGGCGCACCTTCCGGGCCTTTCACGTACGTCTGAATGAGCGTCGGTATGTGCGTGTCTTTCGTTGCGTAATACTGATTCCTCCAATGTTCACGCACGGTGAACCTACGTGTATACGTTCGCTTCCCGTTCGATTCGACCGGTTCGCCGGTATGTACGTATCGCGGCCGGCGGAGTGTAATGACTCTATGTGTAGTTTCCGCCGCTTTCGGATTCCTTTTCGTGAACGCACGCGGCGGTGTGTCCGTAGTAATGACCGTTACTGGTGTATTCAGGAACGCCAATGCTGCCGCAAACTGTTGTATATGCTCCTGTGCGTGCATAGATGACGGTGGTTGTTGTGATCCGCGTGCATTATCATACGGATCATCCCAACCTGTACCGAGTGGGAATTTCACCATACCGGCCGGCATGTTTACCGACATGTTCCAGATAACGAGTGCGAGATAATCTCCGCCGGTTGGATGCTCAGGACGCAATAGCAATGTCTGTGTTTCGTTGACCAATCCATCGTCACGATACAATGCCCATGTAATGACAGTAGGATATTTCGTGCGCAAACTCTTTGGGAAGTAAAACATACCGCTTACTTCCTCAAAGAGTTGTGGCACTAGGTCATAATTTTCCAGAGTCTCGGAGTTAGCGTGAATCAGATCACACACGTCCGGTTCGAAGTAGTAGATTACCGCACTTTCCATTTGATCGTACGATAACTGAAGCATGTTACCTGCCGTTACCAGGAGTGTTTCAGTATCGGTAAATTCCACGGCGGATTGTTGGCTCATCAATTCCGCGTATTGCTGCATGAAACTCTTGTCATGCATCTTGCGTATCATCATCTGTTGATATTCGAGTACGTGGGTTATGTTAGTCATGGCACTTGCACTCACACTCGGAATCGTCTCGCACACAGAATGTATGCGCGTCGTGGTAACAGTTATGGCTCACTGTTGACCACTCTAGCCACATACAATCTTTACTTATCTGGCACGTGTAATCCTCATCCACGTGGCAATTCCTTTCGGAGTAGGCTTTCTGCCGTTTCCGTTCGTTCCTGTACGGTATTGAAGATCCGTACGTCAATCGTCTTATCGGTGATGATGGTTGTTACGATCACAGGTTCCGGTGATTCGTTACCATCTCGCCGGTCGCGTACCACACGAGACATCGTCTGATGCTTCAAACCGTATTCGTACGGCGATTCGTAATAGATGACGTTACGCATGTGCGATAGGTCAATACCTTCCGACACACTTTTCAGCGTAGCTACGGTGATGTTTACAGACTTATCCGCCGCGTTTCGTGCGCGTTGTGACGGATTCTGTGATCCGGTAATCAATTGCACCGGCACCTTGAATTTCGCCTGTAGGTGCAATCGTACCGCCATCGCGATATCTTGATAGTACGTGTACACCACAACCGGCTTACCTGGCGGTATATCCTCGATGACATTACACAATGCATCGAGTTTACCCGGGAATAGTGCAGTAGCCGCACGTAGCATGTGCAGTACCATACTGGCATTCTCGAAGGTGATATCCGATAGCCTGTATGAATATCGGATTTCATTGTACATGTCACGTGCCGGCTTATCCATCTCTACGCGGATGGTATTCGGTATGACCGGCGGTAAGGTTGCACTTACCTCCGGATCATCATACGTCCGGCCCAATCGGTACTCATCGAGTGTCTTTTCTAACGCATCATGCATGTACCCACGACGTGCTACCAGGATACCAGACGCATTCCGATAACAATACCGATCTACAAACATCCAGTATGAATGAAACCGTGCACGGTCTAAGATGTGGAG